CCTGTACTACATCTTGGTTTTCCATAATGTTTTCACCGTTTTCAAATTCTACAGAGTTATTCATCTTAGAAAGTTTCTTCGTTTGTGAAGTTGCTTTCTTTTTAAAGTCCTGAAGACGTGCCTTCATCAAGGTATCCATCTCTTTGGTCTTGTTTTGCATCTTCTTCTTAGCTTCATCACGCTTTTTCTGAAGATCCTTTTGACGGTTCAGTTTTTTCATCTGACCGATTTGCTTTTGTGCTCTCTCAGTCTCCGAGGGAGCAGCTTCAGAAATAGTATTTTCTAATTCTTCTTTCATTTTTCTACGATTAATGCGAGACATGAGAGCACGGGCACCTGAGGTACGCCCATCAACCTTATCTTGGTTGCCTTTTTTATAGCGACGATGTTGTCTGGGATTTACAAATACAAAAGCGGGTGGCATTGATAAACCACTACCGTCTCCTGCAACCATTTCTGAAATGTCTTTCATATCAGATTCAATTCCTTTAAACACTCTTCATCTATATCATTATTTAGTGATGGGGGAAGTCTATCCAAAAAGAGTAAGAACGCTTTCAGGACAGACCAGTAAGTTTTCTCCAACTTAAAGAATAAAAGTGGAGTTGCCGCATCTCCAAATATATTATACAAGCAAATGATATGGTTTAATATCAAATGTTTTTTAAACTCCCCCGTAGTTTGATGTCTACGGAGGAGTCTTTTAATATATTTGAACTTCTTTATGTCCTCTTCAAAGTCAGAGTATGTAACTGACTGAGGATTATCATAATTTTTAATAGCAAACAGAACCCAATTGTCCTGATTCAATTCATCAAATTTCATTTATCATGCAACGGTTAGGGTAGCAGCAGTAGAGACTACTTCAGCAGCACCTGTATCAGTGGTGAGTTTAACTCTGTACTGATATCCGTTCTCGTCAAGAGTTCCAGCAGTTGTTGCAGGAGTTGTGTAAGAAGCAGATGTTGCACCAGAGATATCAGAGAACGTAGCACCGCTGTCTGTGCTGAGTTGCCACTGATATGCAATTGTACCTGTACCAGTTGTAACCGATGCAGTAACCGAGAAGGTTCCTGTTGCAGGTGCTGTTACAGATGCATCTGCAGGTTGTGCAGAGATAGTAATGATGTTCTGAACGTCTGCTGCAATCGCATCGTCACTCTGAGTCTCATTAGCGTTGAGATCTGCATTAGCAAGAGTTACGAGATGCTCTGCTTTATGACGGGTCTTGCCATCAGCGTCTGTATATGTGAAATATGACCACCAACCAGGGGCATTGATTCCACGTGCTTTGTTTTCTGCTAGTGCTGCTTCCGTTTCGTCAACGAAAACAACCGTTTTTGCTTGAGACGACGCAGCAATACCTCTTCCAGCTTTAGTGACGTTGGTTGCCGAGTCAGTTCTTCCGTATAGAGACATTGATACGCTCCAAGTTATACTGTGACTAGGATTATTTATAAAGAAGGGGGACTTGTGTCCCCCAGGTATCACGCTTCTTCGCGTGCTTCAATCGCCTTCTTGACAACTTCAAGAAGTTGATCGTCCATATCTGTCTTGGTCAATTTAACTGCTTTCTCCAGAACGAGTAGGCAGATCTCAACTAGTTTTTCACCTAGTTCTTCGTTGTCAGGAACTTTAGCAACGGCATCCTTTACGATCTTAGCCGCAAGGGGAAGTAGAAATGAGAGCATGATGTTGGTGCAAAGTGCAATAACTATTTATTGCTTCTCCTTCTTTTTTTCTGGTAGACCTTTGTGCTTAGTAGAAGCGAAATCCTTAACGTCTTTCTTCTTCATGCTGGAAGCAACTTTGGCAACCTCAGGCGACGACGCGCCCTCACCCTTTTGAGCAGCTCTGACCATACCCATGAATTTTTGTTGTGCTTTGGAAACAGATTTTTCATTCAAAGTCTCCTCCTTAACACCCATTAGAAGTTTGTTACCATCGTTTACCTTTGGCATTACTTCTACGGTTTTCTTCTTGGATTTTTCTTTTCTTTCTTTATCCTTACAACCGCACTCCTCACGGAGTTGTTTGAACGACTTCATTTTTTCTTAGACATTGCAACGATTTTAGATACCTTCTTGCGACGTGCTAGAAGATACTTGTCAGACTTATCATGATCGCCATCGTTGTCAACGTCCTTGTCTTCCTTGCCAACGGGATCTAGTTTCTTCTCAGAGATCTCTTCACCTTCTGGTTCAAATCCTGCCTTGACGCAGTTATCAACAGTCTCACCACCTTTCTTCTTGGTGCCTGCTAGTTTGTATCCTTTCCAGCAAGCCTTACCATCAAGACCTTTTGCCTTCTCAATGATGATTGTCTCACCATCAATCTCAATCTCTTCACGCTCAAGAATAGTGTTACACTCACATGGATCTTTGCCACACTTTTCACAGAGAGCAGACTCAGCAACTGACTTTTCTTTCTTTGCTACTTTCTTCTTCTTGGTAGTGTCTTCAATCTCAGCACCATGTGACTGAGGCTCCATGCCAGCAAATGCCTCAGGAATATTGCTACCTTGGAAGCAGTCGCCACCCATCCAATTTTCATACATTTTCATCAAAGATGCTGAATACGCATCATTGTGAGCGACTTTATTAACAGGTCTCTGCTTATCCATTGTTTAAAATTGAAGATCTTCTATGGTCTATTTATAGAGCGAATGTCCTTAACCCACTCTCTAAACATTTTTCCTTCTTCTGTGACAACGATCGCATAGTTTACACCTGTACGATGTACCACTCCTTTCTCTCCCGTTCTGGCAGACATTACAACATCACCTTCCGAGATTACATCCTTCTGACGATGTGCCTGACGCAATGCTTCCTCTCTCAGTTTTTTAAAATCTTTCATAGTCCGTCACGAACCTCTTTCATAATGTTAATTATATCAGTCTCTGTAAGTTTATCCGACATGCCATTTTTAAATTCAGCAATGTTCGCTTGATGAGCTGCCAGTCTCATTTTAGTAGCAGACATACCCTCAGCACCTGCTGCTTTCTTGTCTCTCTTTCCCGCATTAACAAAATCAATATTCCTATAAGTATATTCCTTGTTATTATAAGTAGTAACCATTTTTACATAAGCATTATACTGATCATCACCTGCCACGAGAACAATGTCATCATATTCTGCCTGATATTTCTGAAACAACTGAATGATTGTTTTTATACTAGTATCATAGATGATGTTGTTTCTATATTGTGGAAACATTTTAGACAACCAAAAATGTTTCCTGTCAGCAGGAAGAGGATTTGATTTAAATCCATTGTCATCTTTCTTTCCGCCAAAACTATGAGTTGGATAGATGAAGAAGGGATCTCCAGCAGCAGTTGCTTTGGTGATATCCATCAACTTTTGATGTCCAATTGTTGGAGGATTAAATCTTCCCCAGGCAACTACTACTCTCTTCATTTCTTAGACCACTTCTTCATTTCGTTGAAGTTTCTCTGACTGAATCCACCAAGACGTTGAACAATTTTCACTGCTCTGGTTGACTCTTTGACTACAACATATCCTTCTTGATCACCAATTTCGTAAGTTCCATCTTCATTATAGTAGAACGTTTTGAAACGTTCACCCTTCTCAAACTTAGGAATGAATATAGACTTGGTGTTTTGGATACTATTATATATCCCAACCATTGCAATGAATTCATTCTTATTGTCGTGAATGTATTCGTACCCCTCATAGAACTTCATCTTCCACTGAGCAATTGCCTTGTCTTGCTTCAGTTCCCCAATCTTTTTACGATACTTTTCCTCGTAATAATTGCAGTAGTCATCAAAGAATTTACTAGCACTGTTGACTACCTGACCTTCCCTAACTCTAGCATTAAAATACTGCTTAATAAAGTATGAATGTCCCCATGAATTGTCGTAGTCAGAAGCGATCTCATCCAAGAACTTAGAACATTTACGAAGAAGATTGTTGGAAGCAGTTTTAGCACGATGCAGTCTCAGTTTTTCACTTGTAGTAAGCATCACATCACTACCCAACTGAGATGTGAATGGACTAATAATCAAACATTTTTTCGTAGAAAGATCTGACGCATCAAATCCAAAATTTACAGACAAATCAGCAACTGTTTTAGCAGTTCCTTTTGGATACTTGGCATGAATTACAAGACATACATCACATGACTTTGCATATTCATAGAGGTCGTCATGATCAGGGATGCAATATGCAATCAACTGTGGTTTAAAGAGAACACAGTTTTCTCCCATGACTCTCTTGAGTTGCCTAGTGCCAGAGTGAAATAAGAAATCACCTTGTACTACATCGGTAAGTTTCCCAGAATCATACAGTGGTTTCATTCCATTAAACACTGCTTTAAATACCTGTGCCAAATCGGCACGACTCTCACCCTGCTCAATTTCTTTAATAGATTTGAAGAGTACGGGTTTTTTATTAAAGAGACCTTTCTTTGCTACAAAAAACTCACCGTCAGCAGGATCGGGACCACAAAAAATAGCTGGGGCACCGTCCCATTTTGTAGAAATATTTCTGTTCGCAGTAGGAGCTGACGTAAATGTCTTGATCAAGTCATCAATATATCCAAATGCTTCGGCAACTCCGCTGGATCCCATCATCAACATGAGGTCTTCGGCGTGCTCTAGGTGGAGGTTCTTACTCATGTGCCTATGCTTCCCTTACAATATACTGCCCCTGCCTGTTTTTCTCAACCCAGTGTGTGACAGTTCTACCACCGCCTGGGAAGATAGAGAAACGTGCTCCCTGAATGCCACCATCAGTCTTGCCGCCCTTGTCTGCTCTACCAACTCCTTTCAAAATATTTTCGGTAGATGCTTTTTTAATACACATCAATACTGGTTCATAATCACCAGTCATTTCTACACCAAACTTTATAAGGTGTCCAGACATATCAAGAGTGGAGTGAGTTTTACTGTAATTAATAATTGGATTTCCCTGCAAAACTACATTGCACTTCTCTGGTCCAAAACTAGTTTGAGAATGGTTAGGTCCATAGACAGCATATCTTCGCAAGTTTGAATGTGTAGGACCATCAATCTTCATTCCGAAGGTAGTAGCACCCATCTGAGTAAAATCCCAGATCTTTCCTCTACCCACAACTTGGTGCATGTAATCAACAAATTCCTTTACCGTATTATTCTTGGAATATAACTGAGTTACACCACCCCACTGACCAAAATCACTTGCTTTAGATCCTTTCTTATGAGATGCCCAGCAAACTTCTATTAGTTGCCTATTTTTAAGAGAGACAAATGCCAAGTCTGCTTTACCTGTGCCAGATACTTTATTGACACCAATAATATTTTCAAAGACTGTACCTCCAATGTCCATGTTCAATCCTCTATCACCATTAGCACCAGCAACTTCTTCCAGTTGCTGATTAAAAGAAGAAATGAAATCTGCTTCTCCATCCTCAGTTGCTGTAGGATAATTCAAGGTATATGAAATACCCAGTTCATTCACCATGAATCCAAGTTTACCCCAGTAAATACTCCTAACTGTTCCTGATGGTGGTTTACCTCCAAAGTCTTTGTCTTTCAAAACTCTGCCGCTATTGATAGAACTGGCAGTATTTTTTGTCCTTGATGTATAGAAGTTAACTCTTACAGGAGCATCTAGCAGATCGGATTTATCATTTAGACTTGTCGCTTCTTCAATACCTTTCTTAAATTTTTTATACGAAGAAAATCTTTTTGGTTCAAAGTCAATGAAAGCATTATCTACTTTTTTCCACGATGCTCCATTTTTTGCTGGAATATTAAATCCAATCTTGGTGAAGTAAATATGAACACCATCTTCCGACTCCTTGTTCTTGTCTAAAAGAATGAATGGTTTGTCATTTTTCATTCTCTCATAGCAAGATCGCAAACACTGATCATAGCGTTTGCTAAAATGACTCCACGTAAGTCCTTGTCCAGCCATAAAAAATCCTCCCGTCTAATTATTTAGAGGGGAGGTTATTCAGATATTCTTTTTCGTTTTGATAGGGATGTTTTTGTTCGGTCCAGATCTCATAACCTTCTACGAGATCTGGGATCAACCACTGATCTACCCGATAGCAATACTTCCAGTTGACAGGTTGAATGCAGTTCATCACAACCACTTGGAAGAATGCTACTAGGTGGATCCAGAGACTATACACCGTACTTTGTCCACAACTTACGAATGTTCTGGGTGATAGGCATACCACTGGAATATGTTTCCAACAGGTTACCATCTCCATCAGTGATAATCAGGACAGGAGTGGCAGTCACACCATACTTTTTAGCAATGGCAAGATT